GGAACGAGCGCAGCTCGTCGACGTCGACGTCCTTGCCGCGCTGCTCGGTGCCGTTGCCGCCCTCGCGCTTGCCGAGCAGCGCCTCGAGGTGCTTCTCGGCCTCGGCGTTGCGGGCCTCGGCCTGCGCGATGGCCTCGAGGCGGCCGCGGAGCTCGTCGAGCTCGGCGTTGCCCTGGTCGAAGGCGGTGCGCTCCTCGACCGTGAGGTCGCGGTTCTCGGACTCGGCCTTGTCGAGGGTCGCCTTCATGGCGTCCCAGGCGCGCTGCCGCTGCTCGGACAGGCGCTCGATCATGGCGGTGCTCATTGCTTCGGCCCTCCTTGGGCGTGCCCCGCTCGGGGCATGGCGAAGGCCCGCGTCACCGGTCGGTGAGCGGGTCGGGAGGTGCCGAGGTGGGTTGCGCCCTGCCTCAGGCGGGACGGCGGCTCAGGAGCTCGAGCCGCGCGCGGTACACCGACAGCGGCGGGTGGGTTGCGCCCTGCCCGTCACTGCCGTCCGAGCGCTCGGTCACGTCCGGGGTCGTCCCGGTCGTGCCGGCGCCGAGGTCGATGACCGTCGGTGCCCCCGCGCGCATGAGCTCGGCGAGCTCGTTGGCGGCGGCGGCCTTGGCGACGGCGTCGAGGTCGAGGCCGCGCTGCTCGGCGAGCGAGCGCAGCCCCGACGAGGTGTCGAGGTAGGCCGGCGTCACGACGGGCGCGGCGTCGACGAGCTGCACGGCGAGCAGGGTGCGCAGCGGGAAGCCGGACTCGGTGAAGCCCCACTCGTCTTCGAGGGTGCGGAAGGCGAACGACGAGTGCCGCACGTCGCCGCGCTTGGCGAGCGCCGCGAGGTCGCGCGCATAGGAGGTGTCGGGCAGGTCGGCCTCGTAGAGGACGCCGACGTTGTCGGCCTCGACGCGGGCCGTCTCGGCGGACACCCGGCCGAGCAGCATGTCGCTGTCGTGCTGGTACCGCACGAGGACGTCGACCCGGTCGGCGATGCTCTTGTCGGCCAGGCCCGGCGCGCACTGCTCGACGTAGCCGCCGAGGTTCTGCGAGAGCTTGTTGTACTTGAGGGCGTACCCGCCGATCTTGCCGAGGCCGGCGCCGGCCCGGAGCTCGACGACGCCCGTCGTCGAGCGGCGCTCGAGGGTCGAGGTGCTCATGCCGTCGGGTCACCTTCTCGTGTCTGTGCGGGCGCCTGCGGCGCGCTGCGTCGGGCCTGCTGCCACGCCTGCCACCGCGACCACTGCTCGTCGGTGAGCGGCGCCTTGTCCTCGAGCGCGCGCGCCTCGTCGAGCGTCTCGAGGCCCGTATCCATAGCGATGGCGTGCGCTTCCATGCGCGTCTTGAGGTCGGCCCGCACCGTCGCGTCGAGGTTGAACCGCACGTACTGCGGGCGCGGGGTCTGCAAGGTGAGTGCCTGCTCGAGCCGTATGCACCACGGCGCGGCGACGCGCTGCGCGCGCCGGCGCTCGTTGCTCTCCTGCGTGGCGTAGGTGAGGCTGTTCGCCGCCTCGCCGCCGACGTCCTCGGGGGGCAGGCCGTAGACGGCGGCGACCTGGCCGCTGGTCATCTTGATGCCCTCGACGAAGCGCTGCTCGTTGGCCGGGACGCCGATCGGGGCGTAGGTCCAGTCGTTGCCGGTGGCCAGGACGTCGCGGCCCTCGACGGCCGCGCGGAAGATGGCCTTGGCCTCGTTCGCCTGGTCCCGGGTCAACCGCCGCGCGACGTTGCGCAGGTGCCCCGACGGGATGGCGCCGTGCTTGAACCAGTCCCGCGCGGACTGCTGCGCGGCGACGCCGGTCTCCCACGTCGTCATGAACTTGCGCAGGGGCGAGATCCCCCGCCAGCGGCCGGGCGGCACGAGCCACGGCACGTGCACGATCTCGCCGCGCTCGGCGCTCAGCACCTTGCCGCCGACCCGGTAGACCGGCAGGGGCGCGTCGTCGTCGACGTCGACGTCGCGCGGGTCGATCCACCGCAGGCGCGCCGGCCACGCCCCGTCGAGGCCGGTCGGGATGCCGAAGGCGTTGCCGTCGTAGAGCAGGGACATGACCGCCGCGGCCTTCCATGCGACGACCGTGCCGACCGGCGGGGTGATGATGCCGGGGTCGCGGGCGAGCTGCTCGACGGTGCCGTCGGGCCGCTCCCGGTAACCGTGCAGCGGCACCGACGAGACGGCGTCGACGATCTCGCGGTGCGCGGCGTACAGCGCGACGAGACCGGTGCCCTGCTGCCCGTACATCGTGACGTCGCCGCCGGTGCCGTAGACGTCCTGGAAGGACACCGCGCGCTGCTCGGTGCGGCCGAAGAGCAGGCTCACCGGGCGAGCCTCGAAGACAGCCACAGGACCGCGGCGCCGCCGACGACGAGGCCGGCGCCCGGGTCGACCCACAGGCCGACGCCGACCGGCACGAGCGCCAGGCCGACGAGGTCGAGGGCGGTCGTCAGGAACCGGCGACGGGCCGCCCAGCGCAGCGCCGCCTCGAAGTCCGCGAGCGACGTCGACCGGGCGAGCTCCTCGAAGGTCGGCTCCCCCGGCGCCTCGAGCACCATGCCGCTCATGACCGGCGGCATCGTGCGGCCGTCGTCCGGCGCGTCGTCGCGGCGCAGTGCCGCCCGCACGCCGGTCACGAGGTCGCCGAGCACGCTGCCCGCCACGCCGCCACCCCCCGCCCCTGTATCGGTCAGAACATCGATTCGCCGACGTCGACCGGCGGCGGGACGAGGGACAGCAGCCACGAGGCGTTGGCGACGGCGACGGCGGGGTCGACCTCGACCGAGACGGCGGCGCTCTTGCGGCGGCCGAAGGCCCACAGGCCGTCACCCAGGTCGCGGCGCACCGCCCCCTCGAGGGCGACGTCGACGTCGGGGGCGTCCCGGTGGAAGACGAGGCCGTCGCGCAGGTCTGTCTCGAGCATCGAGCAGGCCGCGGCGACCTCGCGGGTGGTCATGAGCACCGGCGGATACCCGGCGTCCTCGAGCGGCTGGACGAAGCCGAGCGCCGGCGACGTCGGGTCGATCGCGATGCCGGTGCGGTACTCGTCGCCGCGCCGGACGTTGAAGACGTCCCACGTCTGGCACAGCTGGACGAGGCGCGGCACCACCCAGTCGGTGCCGGCCCGCCGGTCGATGATCCCGACGTGCTTGGCGCCGTCCTCGCGGTACCCCGAGACGGTGATCGACGCCCAGGCCTTCGACAGCGGCGCCTCGACGGCGAAGACGACCTCGCCGACCGGAGCGCTGTCCTCGTCGGTGCGCGCCCGCCACGCGGCCACGGTTATCGGCGGCGCCGTCCGGTCGACGACCTTCTCGTGCCAGCCGAGGCGCTCGCGGCCGAACTCGACCGGCGACAGGCGCGCCCGCTCGACGGTCCGCACGAAGCGCTCGGTGAGCCGGCCGCGCCTCATGCCGGGGTTGGCGGCCCTCCACCGGTCCTCGTCGTCGAGCGAGCACCCAGGGGTGCCACGGGTGTGCAGGCACCCCGCGAGCTCGCACCCGGGTGCGTCGAATCCGCCCGGCGCGCACCACTCGACCCCGGCGACGTCCGGGTCACCGCGGCGCACCGACTCGACGAGGTCCCACAGCTCGACCGAGTCGCCCATGCACGCGCTCGACCCCGCCAGGACGAGGGGGTTGTACCGGGCCGACAGGGTCGGGAGCAGTGCGCCGAGGATGCCCTGCGTCAGGGCGAAGGCCTCGTCGAAGACGACGACCTTGCCGCCGAGGCCACGGCCGCCGAGGTTGGACCGGGCGAGGAACTCGAGCGAGGCCTGCGGCGCCCCCGGACGACGAGGGCGCAGGTAGATGCCCTCTTCGCCGTGCGAGTCGTTGTACCGCTCGACCCGGGCGTCGAGCTCGGGCGTGCCCTTCACCATCGCGCGCAGGTCGAGGTACGCCTCGCGGGCCGTCTTGAACCGGTGCGCGGTCCACACGATCCGGTCGGGGTAGTCCTCGTCGAAGAGCTCCGAGAGGACGATCGGCGCCAGGACGCCCGCGCTCTTGCCGTTCTGCCGAGGCTCGAGGATGACGCCGACCGGCGCCGCCCACAGGCCCGCCTCGTCGACCGAGGTGAGGACGTCGACGGCGAAGCGCTGCTCGTCGTCGAGCCGGCGTCCGGCCCGGGCGGCGAAGGCGTCGACGACCTCGACGAGGCTGCCCCGCCGGGTCGCCGGGACCGAGACGTGCGCCGGCGGGGTGAGCAGGCCCGCGGCGGCGGGCAGGTCGAGCGTCGGCGCGCTCATCGGGCGGTCATGCGCCCTTGGCGGCCCGCCGGCGCGCTTGCAGCTCGTCGACGGCGTCGGCGGTGCGCGGTGCTCCGGCGAGGGCCGCCTCGCGCACGGTCACGAGGCGGGCGGCGACCTGCTGCGCGGTGTTGCCGCCGGACCGGTCGAGCTCGTGCGCGAGCTTGAGGTAGGCGGCGCCGAGCGGGTGCTCGACCCGGCCGGCCGCCTCGAGCTCGGCGCGCACCGCCGTCTC